GGTTATGTCGATACTATAAATTCTTTGTTTGTCCAACATATACAACTTTTTGATTTTCTTTTTTTACATAAGCATAAATAACATTATTTGTTTTCATAATATAATATACTCCTTTTTTCTTTGATATTATATATGAAAAATGTTGACTAATAATTAAACAAATTTTCCCACGGTATTATCATATCTTAATAAAAAATTTTTTAATTAAGACTTAGACTCTCTTACCACTTTAATCTTACGATTTAGTTGACCGTTAGCTATTTTTAATAACCCCGTTGGTAACGGAAAAGTAGACTAGGGCGAGACTATCTCTTACCCTCAAATACGATAACCTTTTTCATTCTCCTTATATTCTCTTTTGAGAAATTAATATTATATAAATTGAAACTTAAAGGGTGATTATACATTTGGCCAGAGATAATAGCGGGTCTATATTTACCATAAGCCTCATTCTCTTTTATTAAAGTTCTTTCTCGAATACCAATAAGTTGATTATTAATATCATAATGTGGAATCACTATTCCTTGATTAATTGGGTCATAACAAATGTGATGACTAATAATACTATCTTGTGTTATACCTTCTCTTTCCCAGGGTAAAATTCTAGGTTGTGGAAAGTTTTTTAAAAAAGAATCATTATATTTTTTCAAAGAAACTGTTTGTTGTTTATTTGATTTAATTGATTGTTTTCTTAATTTTTCAGATGTATATTTCTCATCAGGAAGTTTTAATCGTTCTTCTGAAAAATTTTCATTTTCTCCTTCGATACCATAATAAGTAAGAATGTAACTTAAAGCGTCTGGTAAATCCCAAGGTCGAGTTTTTAATTCTCCACCTTTCGCCCAATAAGTAATATTACTTTTAGCTAAATGTTTTACTTTTAATATTAATTGGAATATATCAAAAGCATCTCCACATTGGGTATAGCATCGAAAGAGTTTTGTATTATCATAATAATATAATTTAAATGAACCTTGACCTGGAGGATTATGGCATATAGTTCTTGAAATAATATAAGAACTATTAATTATTTGTGGTTCTCCGCCCAGGTCAACGAGCAACTGATATACTTGGTCTAATGTTAAATCATTTTTGATATTTTCTAAGTATTCTTTTTGATTCATTTTTCAATTACAATCCTTAAATCTTCCATATCAATTAACTGATAATTATAATCAGTAGCAAAGATAGGATTGATTCTACAAATACCTAATTCTGCTTTACACCAAAGTAAAATATGGTTATATTTACCTCGTCTATTTTTATAAATTGAAATTTTAAGATTAGGCTGTTCTAACCCTCTTTGATTTACAAGTTCATCAATATTATCATGGTCTTGCTGATTTAACTGTAACATAATACTACCAGCATCAATTTTATCAGCAATAGCCTTGGCACCTCTTAATAAGTTTTGGTCATAAACCGAAGCGTGTTGATAATCTGCGTTTAATTGTGTACTCGATAAAATAAAAATACCATTATCAGTTGCTAAATCTTTAAGACGTACACTAATCATAAATAATACATTATCTTCTCTTAGATTTTTAACTGATGCTTTAGAACTAACTTCAGATAATATTTTCATACTTGAATGGATATAATCAAGGAAAAAATATCTTACATTAAATTTTCTAACGCTAAGTTTAACGACATTTTCAATATCTTGTAAAGAAAAGTCATGTAACTGTTTTAAATATAAAGGACTATTTTTAATTACTTTAATAGCATATTCAACTCTTTCAAGTTCATCACCTTCATATCTATTTGTCAAAATATGGTCCTCGGGTACTCCAGATAAAAATGCCCACATCATAGTTTGAACTTCACTAAAAATTTGTTCAGTCATAACATAGATAGTAGGTTCAATTGTATTTCCATTCTGAATCCATTCCCGTTTTTCTAAATCATAAATTTCATTACAAGCTATATTACAACAGTCAGCAACCATAGCTCTGGACTTACCAACGTTTGTAGCTGCGGACCGCAGGTAAAACTTGCCAAGTCTAGCTCCTCTAAATACGGTATTAATTAGATTTCCATATAAAGGATAACCTACATCAGGAGTTGTTTGAAGTTCGACTAAAAGATCGTCACTACCAACGCCCGCCTGTATAATATCATCAACAGCACCATTAAGATATTTAAGCTTTATATCTTCTATTTTATTATCAACAGTTTCAGCAATTTCTTCTTCAGATGTATTATCTAACCATTCCTCTTGTCTTTGTTTTTTCTTTTGGTCAAATATATTATTTATATCATATAACCATGATAAATCAAGACCAGCTCTTTCATTATACATACGAAGAAGCGTCATTTTCTTCATCTTATGATAATAATAATTAAAAGCATCGGGTTGGCAAATTGCAACTGCTTTAGTTAAATAACCAGTACCATCATAATTTTTATAAACTGCCATCTTCTTAGGTTTTTGTAGAAGATAGTCTTCTATCACTGAAGTTGTAATTTTTTCTACACCAAGACTATGAAGATTATAGATAGCTCCAAATACAACTTTATGTAAATCTTCTGTAAAATCTTCTGCTGTAAAACTATATCTTTCGTCATCTATAAGATTGGGATTTCGATAAACACATCCTATAACCTGCACAATAGCAGGAATGTCTACATATCTTATTTTACTCATTTTAACTTAGGCTCCTTGTTTAATAAAATCTCGCAAGGTAAACTCCAAGAATCTCCATTTTTAGTAAGTAATATAGCATTTCCATTTTTCGCATACTCACCTGTAAAAAGACCTGATTTTATTTTGTTTTTCTCACCATGAAAATACCACCAATATCTTTTACCTTTTTCCATCATTCATCCTCCCAGTCAAACATACGCGGCGGTTGCTTCCATGCGCGGGGAGACTTAGCTTTAATCTCGATAACCGGTTGCCGCAACATTATTTTTTCATTCTTCTTTTGTGTAGCATCAACTTCTTTATAATATTCTTTCGCTCTATCATAAACATATGGAATAATACCTACTCCATCATTACTTTTTTCTGTTGTGCCATTGTTTATAAAATAAAACCATTGTAAACTTTTTGTCATCCCATACCAAGTATATCCATAGTTTTTGATAAAATTTTCAGCTTGTCTATTTATAGTTTGATAATCATATTTAGGGCCATAAACAGCTTTAACACATTCATAAAAATCTTCACGATTAAGTAATTCTTTTATTTTTTTAGGATTATCTAATGCACATTTTTCATGTACATATCTATTTCCTATTTTTACGAAAGGAATCTTTTCTCTATCGAAATTTTTATTACAAAGCAAACATTTAACAGGTATCATTTTAATTTTTCCTTTTTATTCATATATTTTATTATATCATAAAAAAAATAAGAAGTCAAGGAGATTACTCCTTGACTTCCTCTTCAAATAATTCTCTTAAATCATATACAATTAATGATAACTGCTCGACTTGATTTCTTGTGATTTGAGAAATCTTTTTCCCTTTACCAAGATTACGTCCAACAATTTCTTCAATTCTAGGACGGTAATAGTCTTTCTTCTCAGGCGGGATAGATTTTAATAATTCTGAACATTCTTTATACAAAGCATCAAAATCAAGTTCTTCATAAGATGTTGATGTATTTCTTTCATCTGTAACAAATTCTCTTCCTGCTCTTTCAGCTTCCTCTTCAATTGCATGATTTAAAGCATCTACTAAAGAACTATATGAAAATTTAACTTCTGGTTGCATATATCTAAATCTTGAGCCACAATCAATTATTCCATCAAATGAACGCAGTGTTAATACTCTAGTAGGAATTCCATCTTTTGTTATTCCATGTACATATCCATATATATCAACCATATTTTTAATAATTTCATTGTAACTATTACTTAAAGTTGGTACAATTTGATTATATTCAGTTCCATCTTGTCTTTTGAAAGTCTTGTCTTTATCATGTGATATAAATAAGACAGCATACCCTAGCTGTGTTACAGCTCTAAATGTACTTTCAAGTTCTCTTTTTACCTGAACCCAACCTTGACCATAAGGAATCTGGTTTAATGTATCTACATTATTCTGG